AACACCGCCACACCGATGCACAAAATAAAATGTTTCACGTGGAGCACAACACCAAGAGTTAAGAAAAGTTAAAACGAAATAATTTGTGCGCTTATGTTTGTATGTTAGAAAAAAAGTTGTATTTTTGCAGTGTGATAAGAAACAATTAAAAAATAAAAATTATGGTTACAATAAAATTTATCAACGCGGACTCCAAAGGTCAAATAACTGTAAAAGATACCCAAAAAGAAGAAGTTATCAATAGTTTGTTAGAATGTGGTTATATCATTCTTAGAATTGAAAAGTAAGTTTAACCGCCTGTAAGGGTCGCCCCCTTACAGGCACAAACATTTGAAAAAATGAAAGAGTTACTACAACATTTCAAAGAGCAACCGAAAGAAGCAATTAAAGAAGTTGCAATGTGTTTAGCTATTTTTGCCGTATGTGGGGCGATGTTGTTTTTATCTGCAATCTTGCAGGGTTGCAGCGTACAACGTGAAAGCACAAGCAACGGCAAAGCAGTGATAATAACAACCGATACAACGTATATTTATCACGGTGGAACGGTTAAGTTTCCAAAGACAAAATAAGTTTAACAATTAAAAGTTTACTACAATGAACGAAGAAAAAAGAAACGCATTTGACGAGTTTTCGTTTGCTGCTTTGTCGGCGTTGGGCAGCCTTATGGCGTGTAATGAAGTTTGTCGCAATCAAAGGGCAGTTATGAAAATAAACCGCTTTCGTGCGTGGCTTATGGACTTGAAGCCGCAAGCAAACCCTGAACCGAATTCGCCGTTTGACGGCGAACCGCAAGGACAGACAGCAGAATAACAATTAACAAGAAGTTTAACAATTAAAAGATTACTACAATGAAAAGTTTTGCAAGTAAATTTAACAAGACCACGTTTGGCATTGACACAACCGATTTTCAGTACACCAAGTTAGCCGATATTTTCAACTCTGAAAATGAGGGAGGCAAAGATGTGATACACAAAATTAACGGGCTTTATGTCCACAAATCACAATTAGGCGACAGCCCCGTAATTATTGATGAGGAAAACAAACGGTTGGTGAACCTACCAAGCCACACCGCCGAAACGGTGCGTGAAATACTTGCCGATGATGAGGCGGTACAAACTATCAAAGACGGTAAAGTCGGGTACACGATTTACGAGTACGAGAGCCACGGCAAGAAGTGTTACTCTATTTCGTTTGTGGACTTGTAAGAGTTTGGAAAGTTATGTTTAACTTTGTAGGGGTTGCAATGTTTGTAACCCCTATTTAATATAACAGCGTTATGGCAAAGTTAGGTTTCAAGATTAAATTTACAAAGTCTGTATTTGGAGCAACCCAACGGGCGAAAATCAAAAAAGAGATATTGCAAGCCGTGGAAAGCAGCCCCGAATATAGAAAAGAGATCGCAAGGGTTTTCCAAATGGCAAACCGCCGTATTCAGAATATAGAGCAAAGCGGACAACTTTCGCCAGCCGTGCAAGCGTTGAACAAAGGCGATATAAAAGGCTTTACCAAATTTAGTATGAAAGGCGATTGGAACACCTTAAAAATTGAGTATGGTAAGGCGATTTCGTTTTTACGCCAGCCAACCAGTACGGCGCAAGGTGCAAGGCAGTACGGGCAACACCTGCAACGTATGTACGATTTAACGCCCGATGAATACAACCTTATGGCAAGGCACTTGCAGGGCAAGTTAAACAGCGTTTCGGATAGTGATTTCGTGGAACGGTATTTGATGCGGTACAAGGATTTCACGGGCGAAATGGAGCAAAGCGCAAGCGATATAAGCACCCAAATAGAAAGTGAAGCGCAAAGCATATCACGGGCGATTGATGCGGAAATAGAAAGGCAGGCAAATGAGGTTGCGGACGCAATGGATGATATGCAAAACGATATAGAGCGTATTTTGCGCAACTTTAATAAGTTTGGGTTATGAAAAAAATACCTTTTGAGTTACAAGAAAGAATAAACAGCCCGACCGAAATAACCGAAATACTGAAAGCAGCCGTAAACGAAAAGAACATTATAGGAAACAGCAAGGGCGAACGGTTTTACAATATACCGTGCGCATTTGATATTGAAACAACAAGTTTTTACCGTGATACGGACGGACGGGCGTACACATACGAGCAAATGCAGCGTATGCAGGACGGGAACGGGCGCAAGGCGAAATTAGAGAAAGCTGCAATAATGTACGTTTGGCAGTTTGGAATAAACGGTTACACGATAATGGGGCGCACGTGGGGCGAGTTTGTTACGATGATGCAGACCGTAAGCGAGGTTTTAGGGCTGAATGACAAATTACGCATTATTGTGTATGTGCATAACCTTTCATACGAGTTTCAGTTTTTGCGCAAGTGGTTTGAGTGGCAACATGTTTTCAGTATTGATTTGCGCAAACCGATATACGCAATAACAACGAGCAGCATTGAGTTTCGTTGTAGTTACTTGCTTTCGGGGTATTCTTTGGAGAAATTAGGCGAGCAACTGCAAAAATACAAGTGCAGTAAAGCAGTGGGCGATTTGGACTACCAGCAAATAAGGCACAGCGAAACGCTGCTGACTGATATGGAAATACACTACTGCATAAACGATATTAAAGTAGTGATGTGCTACATACAAGAACGTATCGAGGAAAACAAGGGGATAACGCACATACCGATAACAAAGACGGGGTTTGTGCGCAAGTATTGCCGTGCGCATTGTTTGCGTGAAAAAAGCGATGCAGGAAAGACCGTACCTAATTGGGACTACGTGAACTTGATGCAGGAACTACAAATTACGGGTATGAATGAATTTAATATGCTGCAACGTGCCTTTGCAGGCGGTTTCACACACGCAAACGCCGAATATACGGGCGAAATAATGTGCAACGTGGATAGTTACGACTTCACCAGCAGTTACCCGTATGTAATGATAGCGGAAAAATACCCGATGTCGCAAGGCGTTGCAATTACGGTTAAGAGTACGGCGCAATTTGAGTTTCTGATTTCAAAGTATTGTTGCGTGTTTGATATTGAGTTTACCAACATATTTGCCAGCGAAACGCAGGACAACCCGATAAGCGCAAGCAAATGTTTTGTGAAAGAACACCCGTGCGAAAATAACGGGCGTATTGTGGCGGCTTCAAAAATAGCACTGACAATTACGGACGTGGATTTTAATATAATCAAAAACTTTTATTCGTGGGAAAGTATGCGAGTGGGCGAAATGTATTGTTACAAGAAAGATTATTTGCCGACCCCGTTTGTAAAATCTATCCTGCATTTGTACGAAAGCAAGACGAAATTAAAAGGCGTTGAGGGCAAAGAAGTGGAATATCTTAACAGCAAGGAAATGTTAAACAGTTGTTACGGTATGAGTGTAACAAACCCGTTGCGTGATGAGTTTACATATAACGGCGAATGGTATATTAACTCAATGACAGCCGAACAAAAGCAGGAACTATTATACAAATACAACACGAGCAAAAACCGTTTCTTATTTTACCCGTGGGGTATTTTCGTAACCGCATACGCACGGCGCAACCTTTTCACGGGCATACATGAAGCGAAAGACGATTATATTTACAGCGACACCGATAGCATTAAGATAATGAACGGCAAAGTGCATGAAGCGTATTTCAAGGCTTATAATATGCAGGTGCAAATGAAATTGCGAGCCGCCTGCAAGTACCACGGTTTGCCGTTTTCGCTTTGCGAGCCGCAAACGATAAAAGGCATAACAAAGACTTTGGGCGTGTGGGATTTCGAGGGTACATATACACGGTTTAAGACTTTGGGCGCAAAACGCTATATGGTGCAAGAACCGAACGCACTAAAAGCAAACGGACGGGCATACGATTTCAGTTTAACCGTGTCGGGCGTAAACAAAAAGGCGGTGATACAGTATCTTATTGAAAAGTACGGCGAAAACGGGATATTTGACGCTTTCACTAATTATCTGGATATTCCACCGCAAGCAACGGGCAAAAACATACATACTTACATAGACTACGAGATACAAGGCGAGATAACCGACTACAAAGGCAGCACGGCGCACTACAACGAACGCACGGGCGTACATTTAGAGCCGACAGGGTACAGCCTTTCCCTTTCGGTTATGTATATAAATTATTTGCGAGGTGTTAAATTTAAGGACTAAAATAATAAGAGTATGACAACAAGAAAGACAAAGACAGACAAGCCGAAATTTTACGACTTGAAAGCGATTTTAAGCAAGAACGCCGATTATAACGTGATATTTGGCGAACGGTCAAACGGCAAGACTTATGCAGCCTTAAAATATGGTTTGGACAACTATATCAAGACGGGCAAGCAAATGGCGTATATACGCCGTTGGCGTGAGGATTTACGGGGCAAACGTGCCGAAAGTCTGTTTGCAAATCACGTGGCAAACGGGCTTATTGAGGAACTGACAGAGGGCAAATTTAACGAAGTGTTCTATATGTCGAACAAATGGTTTTTATCTTACTACGATGCAGAGAAAAACAAGCGTACACCCGACCCGACCCCGTTTTGTTACGGGTTTTGCCTTTCAGAGCAGGAACACGAAAAAAGCAGCAGTTACCCGAATGTTACAACGATAGTATTTGACGAGTTTCTGACACGGCGGTATTATTTGCCCGATGAGTTTATGTTGTTTATGAACTTGTTAAGCACGATAATACGCCAGCGCAACGATGTTAAGGTTTTTATGCTGGGGAACACCGTAAACAAGTTTTGCCCGTACTTTACTGAAATGGGTTTGAAGCAAGTGCCGTTTATGGAGCAAGGCACAATCGACATTTACCGTTTCGGGGAACACGGCGCAATAGTGGCGGTTGAGTATTGCAGCACGATAGTACAACACAAAGCCAGCAACAAGTATTTTTGTTTCGACAATCAAAATTTGCAGATGATTACGGGCGGTAAATGGGAACTTGCAGTATATCCGCATTTGCCGTGCAAGTACAAGCCGCAAGATGTGTTGTTCGTGTATTATATCAAGTTTAACGATGTTGTTTTGCAAGGTAACATTATCCAAGTGGGTAACGAATGTTTCACGTACATACACGCAAAGACAACCCCGATAAAAGATGAGGAAAACAGCCTTATTTATTCGCTGGAAATGAACGGCAAACCGAACTACAAACGCAAGTTGTTAAGTACGGCAAGTTATGTTGAACAGCAAGTCGCACGGTTTTTCGCAATAGACAAAGTTTTCTACCAAGATAACGAAATAGGCGAAATAGTACGCAATTATTTAATTACGAGTTCAAAGACAAACATTGTTTCGCTGAAATGAAAATTACGGGCGGTTTGGTGCAAATTTCGTGCCGAACCGCACGTTTACGAAATAAATGCCTATCTTTGCAAGTAGTAACTAAATTATAACGATATGGACGCAAATACTATTATTCAAATCATTTCAAGTTTGGGTTTTCCGATTGCGATGTGTGGGGCTTTGTTTTGGTATATGGTGAAACAAAGGCAGGTGCACCAAGAAGAAACGGAACACCTCAAGGACACGATTGCGGAAAATACGAAAGTGTTAGCCGAACTTACAACCCTAATTAAAGTTTTGACAAATGAAAAGGGAAGATAACATTTACAAGTTGTATCAGCAACAAATACGGGACAAAGACACCGCCGTAACCGAATTTATTGCGAACACGTTAGCGAAAACTCAAAGTATGTTTGAGTATGAGGGTTTGCCCGACAGCATACCGCAAAAGGAATTGGAGCGGCTTTTGCAGACCACGGGCAACGCCTTTGTTACCAGCGTGGACGGGGTTTTGTATGCGCTTTCGGGCGGCAAAGGCGGCGAACCCGATGTTTACGGACGGGCAACGCTTTACACCGTGGCGAACCCTGCATTAAAGCTAAACAAAACCTACGATATTCAGAAAGACGGGGTTTTGATTGAGAATGACAGCAACTGCGAAAGCCTTTTGTCGCTTATCGGGCGTTATGCCGTCCTGCATACTGACGGGCTTATTTCGTTGAACACGGCAAGCATTTTGACCCGTATCACGATGCTTATAAGTGCATCCGATGATAAGACGAAACAGAGTGCCGATGAGTTTTTGCGCAAGATACAGGACGGCGAGTTTTCAATTATCGGGGAAAACGCTTTCTTCAAAGGCGTAAATATGCAGACAGCCCCGACCACAAACAGCGTGTATATTACACAACTTATTGAACTGATACAATACTACAAAGCGAGTATGTACAACGAATTGGGTTTGAACGCAAATTATAATATGAAGCGTGAACGGCTCAATTTGGGCGAGGTAAGTATGAATGTGGACGTACTTTTGCCGTATGTGGATAATATGCTAAAAGAAAGACAAAATGCAGTTGAGAAAATTAATGCGATGTTTGATACCGAAATTTCGGTTAAGTTGGCAAGCAGCTGGGGTTTGGAACGTGATAATTACAACGCTTTGGAAACGGCAAAGGAAAACCCCGACCCGACAGACGAACCCGACCCGACAGAGGAAACCCAAGAAACAACGGGAACGGACGGAAACGACACGGAAACGACAGAAACGGAAACGGAACAAACCGAAACGACCGAAACAGAGGAAACCAAAGAAACGGACGGGAACGACACCGAAACAGAGGAAACAGAGGAAACAGAGGAAACAGAGGAAACAGAAGAAACAGAAGAAAACAAAGACGATAAGCAATGAAATACAGCGAACTATTTACAAAGGGTAACGGGATATTCGCAACGGTTTTCAAGACTGAATATCCGACAGAGTACGCCGCTATTTTCGGCGATACCGACCCGAACAAGTTAGACGCTTACACCTTACTGATGTACGGCAGCAGGACCGTTGTAAGCAGCATAACCAGCGACAACGCAAGCGATGTTGTTTCGGCGGTGATTGGGGTAAACGTGCAAGGCTGGGAACGTGAGGCGGTGGCGATGTTAGCCGATTACGATGTACTGACACCCGTAACGGGCAGCGTTGAACGGACGGAAACCGTAACTTTGCAGGAAAGCACCGACAACACCGAAACGGGCGCAAACAAGGCGTTTAATGACACCGATTTTTCAGACAGCGACCGAAAGACCGCAGCAGATGAAAGAAACCGCACAGAGAGCCACAAAACGACCGAAACAAGCAAAGGAACGGGCGCAAGCAAATCAATTTCGACCGAAATTGCAAAAGAATTGCAGTTAAGGCGTGATAATTGGAGAAAACACATTATCTTTGCACTTGTAAGAGAACTAACAACGAGTATTTACGAATAACTAATTTTTAATTTTTAGCAATATGAACGTAAACCAGATTTACCAGATTATTAACAGCGTTTCAAGTGAAGTGCTGGGTAAGACCGACATTGTGCAGGACGATTTGACGGGCATTGTGGATTTGGGCAAAGAAGTGTTCAATCAAAGTGCCGTGGATAATTACGTAAAATCACTTGTAAACCATATCGGCAAGGTGATTTTCGTAAACCGACCTTATGCCGGCAAAGTGCCGAGCGTTTTAATGGATGCGTGGGAGTTTGGCAGCGTGCTGGAGAAAATTTCGGCTGACGTACCCGAAGCAGAGGAAAACTACACGTGGGATTTGGAGGACAACCACAGCTACGACCAGGACGTTTTCCACAAACCGACCGTTACCGCAAAGTTTTTCAACTCAAAGGTTACGTTTGAAGTGCCGGTATCAATCACCGAAAGGCAGGTTAAGGAAAGTTTCAGCAACGCTGCACAACTTAACGGCTTTATTTCGATGATTTATGCAGCCGTTGAAAAGTCAATGACTATCAAGGCGGACGCTTTGATTATGCGTACTATCAACAACATGATTGTGGAAACCGTGTTGGCTGATGCGAAAGCATTTGGAGCAACGACGGAAGGTGATATGGCAGAGGTAGACCTTTCCAGCGCAAGCACGGCACGTTGTGTAAACCTTTTGAAGTTGTACAACGATAAGACGGGCGCAACCACAAAATTAACCGCTGCAAAGGCAATCACCGACCCCGATTTCATACGCTTTGCGTCTTACGTTATGGGTACGTATGCCGACCGCCTGCAAAGCATTTCGACCGTGTTCAATGTGGGTAAAAAGGAACGCTTTACGCCGAAAGATATGTTGCACGTTGTACTTTTGTCCGACTTTGCAAAGGCAGCGCAAACCTATCTTTATTCCGACACGTTTAACCGTGGCGATGTGCTTTTACCGCAAGCCGAAACCGTACCTTTTTGGCAGGGCAGCGGACAGAACTACGAGTTTGCCAGCACGGGAAACATTAAAATCAAGGGAAGCGTTGAAATTTCGGGCGTGTTGGGCGTAATGTTCGACCGTGATGCGTTGGGCGTTTGCAATCTTGACAGACGAGTAACAACGAACTACAACGCAAAAGCCGAGTTTTTCAACAACTATTACAAGTTTGATGCAGGGTATTTCAACGACACAAACGAAAACTTTGTAGTATTCTTTATCAAGTAAATTGATAGGTATTAGATTGTTTAACTTTGGCGGTGTGGGTGCAGGTGAAGCGCACCGCACCGCCTTTTTTCTTTGCAGATATGACAACGATAAACTTTTATTCATACAACGGACACCCGAACACGGTAAACAAGCAGTTAGGAACGTTTACGGCGATTGAGGGCGATTTGCGACAAACTTTCGATGTGTTGCGCCCGACCGTAACACTACGAAAGCAGCCCCGACCGACTTTCAATTATTGTTATATTCCCGATTTGGGGCGGTATTATTTCGTGGAAAGGGTAAGTTTTGAGGGAAACAACACCTACGAACTTGCATTGCGTATTGATGTGCTTAAAACCTACGAAAGCGAAATTTTGGCGGCAACGGGGCGTGTATCTGAAAGCGACAACCCCGACCCGTATATTTCAAACCGTGATACCGTTTACAAGCGCACCCCGAATTTTGAGAAAGTGCCGTTTGCTGAAACGGGGCTTTTGAATGAAAACGGGGGTATCATTATGGTAACTTTGAAAGGAACAACCGAAAATTAAAAGAGTATGGCAGTAATTGTAAATATACCTAACGCACACGATGATAACAGCCAGTGGAACGCAAGCAGCGGTTATTGGGATATAAACATAAGAGCGAATGACGGTTATGTGTTTGTAGGCGATATTAAGGCGGTTTATAACAACACAAGCGGATACCCGAAAAGCGTTGTTTTGGAGCAAAACGACGCAAAGGTTTGGGCATTTGGTAAGTTGACAGGCACAAATGCAAAAACGAAAATAACTATCACGGGAGAAACCCAAAGCGGGGGAACGCCAGAACTTAAAGTTACGAACAAAGTACCCAACACAACCGCCACGGGCGAAAAGTTAGGAAATACGTCGGCAAAGGTAACATTAACCGCAAATGAGGGTTTTAAGATAACCAGCGCAAAAGTGGCGTTTACGAACGGTAACGGCTACCCTGCAAGCGAGGATATGACAATAAGCGAGGACGGCAAAACGGCGATTTGGAGTAATGACGATTTCAGTACAGGCAGCGGTGTAACGCTTACGGGCGAAACGGGCAAATTTACAGAGGGGGTAAACATTGATACCAACCTTTCAAATTGTTATGCCGACCCACCGTTACCCGAATCTTTGCAATACGGTGAAACGCTTAACGTAACTATCAAAGCGAACGAAAACACGGCGTTTGACACGGAACAAAGTACGCCTAAAATTTCCTATTATAACGAACACGGCTACCCTGCAAGCAAGGATTTGACCGTTTCGGGCGACAAAAAAACGGCGACGGGAAGAATTGTTTTACAAGACGGTTGGTATGACCTTTCGGTAAATGCGCAAGCGTACCCCGTGGCAGTTGTAGGCGAGCAGTACGGGGCGATAAACGTGTATTTGGTAACGCTTGACGAATTGGCAGAATTTAGCGCAAAGCGGTTTTTCAAGGAAACGGGCAGCGACCCCGAAACGGGCGCAACCATATACGAAAACATAGATTTGGGCGCATACGTGAACAAAATACGCCGTGTTTACACAAACATAGGGGCAAGCAGCACCGATGTAATACGATGTGGCAACTACAACACGGGCGTATCTTGCCACCAGCCAGCACAGGACAAAATAACGCTTGATTTCGGCACGGCGGTAGTACCAGCGCACAATGAGGACAACACCGACTATGAGAGCGAAATACAAATCTTTTTGCCGTTCGCAGGCTTTGTAAACCTTAACAACGCTTATGCAGGTAAAACGATAGGTTTGCAGTACGTTATAAACGTGTTAACGGGCAACGGGGTTGCGCTTTTGTCCTGCAACGGCGTTGTATTTCAAGTTGAGGAAACCGAACCAAGCAGCGAAATAATATACCTTTCACCAAGTACCCAAGTTAAAACCGTGGGCGGTGATGATTGGAACGAAATGTTATATTACGGCTTAGAACCTTACATTTACTGCAAGTGGTACGAGAGCGCAAGCGACGGGCGAAACAATGACAGACAAACGGGCATTTTAGGCGATTTCAGAGGGTTTAATGTGTTCGATGATGTTACACCCATACACACCGCCGAAATGCTGACAGAGGAACAAGAAATGATATATACGGCTTTGTCTGACGGCGTTTATATTGAGTAACTGCAAGGCAGGACAAAAAGAAAGGCGGCAACTTGATTGTTACCGCCTTTTCTTTGTGCCTTGCTTGTTATTTCACGTGCTTTGCAAGAATGTCCGCACCCGTTTTTTCGTTGTATGTGCTTACGGGATAACACGAACAAAAGGTTTTGAAACGATTAAACAGCCTTTCAGTTAGTATAAAGTCGTATGCTTGATTTTTGCAAGCCTTTTCAACCTCAAATTTTGACACGGTTTGTTTGTGTACGTTTTCTTGCATTTCGGACAATTCGCAAACCGTACCTAACGAATGGTGTACTACTTGCAAAGTTTCTGCAATAGTTTGCAAGTTGGTGCGGATTTCGGGATAAGCAGCCTCCAAAAATTCTACGTGCTTTGTCGTTTCGCTAACAGCCTTTGCGATGTTTTCGCTTAATGATTTTACGTTATTCATAACTCAATGTATTTAATTGTTTAACACGATGCAAAGTTAAGCATTTATTTTACCTGCAAGCAGTTGGCGTGTTATTTTCGTTTTAACTTTTCTTAACTCTTGGTGTTGTGCTCCACGTGAAACATTTTATTTTGTGCATCGGTGTGGCGGTGTTCCACG